CGCTTCCCGCATTTTCTTCAATGCTTCTTCCGCCGCTTCCGCTTTCTTTGCCTGTTCCGCAAGCTGTTTTTGCAAAATCTCCTGTTTTTTCGTCAGCGCTTCCGCGCCGGAAGCGTTGTCCGCAAACTCCGCCGTCGCCAGCTTCATTTCGGAATTGATTTCGCGAAGGGAAGAATTTATGCTATTGCAAGCGGCGCGATACTCTTTTTCGCCTGTAAGGTCGATTGATGTTTTGATCTGCTCTTCTTTCGCCATTTATATCCCCCCTAACACGTCGTCAATATCAACTTCTTTCGGAACTGGCTTGAAGCGATCCGGATTGAATTCACGATGAATTTTGAAAAGCGTCAAAATTTTATACGGTGTCATGCGCCATACTTCGGCTTCGCTCCACCGAAGAAGCGTTACGCCGATATAAAGAAGGCGGGCAAGGTCGATTATTCCTTGCCCGCCGTCATGTTTTTTTCGATGTCCTCTTCGTCGTCCTCGCCGTCCTGTTCGGGCGGTTCGGGCGTTCCGTTGTTGCCCATAGAAAACGCCTTGAAGATAGCCGTTTTCACTTCCGCAAAATTGCCCGTATGAATGAGCTTGCCCACCTGTTTTTCGGTAAGCGGTTCTTCGTCGTCCTCTGCGCCCTCGTTCAAAAGCACGGTCAAAAGCCAACGAAGATTTTTAATGCTGTCCTTTCCGGAAAGCACGGTATCAAGGCGATCAAAGCCGCCGAATTTATCCTGCATTTCGTCGATCGCGTTCAAACTGAAAAGAAGGTGTCTTTCCTTGTCCAGCACGATCGGGAAGCGTCCGTCTTTAATTGCACTCATAACAGAATAAGGCGGGAAGCCCTTTCAAGCTCCCCGCCGTTCCTCCTTTCAATTTCGATCAGCCGCCCGCGTTATTCGGTTCGCGAACGGTAGTAAACCAATCCGTCGCCACGCTGTTCGTAGGCTCTGCGACGTGTTCAGCCTTCCACAAGCCGTCGGAACGCTTGATGAACTGCCCGACGATCTCCGGCGTGGTAAATTCGATACTGTCGCCCTTCGTGGTGTAGTTTTCGTCCGGAACGGCAAACTTGACTTTGTAAAGCCAAATGTACTTGTACGTTCCGCCCGCTTTCTTCGCGCGGAAGCCGATTGCGAAATACGGTGCTTCGTCTGTGTCTGCACCGTAAACAACCTTGTCCGCGTCCTGCTTCTGCCCAAGCAGGGCGGCAAGGTCAGCCGGAAGAAGATCGTTTACGTTCAGCGTGATTTCGCCGGAAACGAATTCTTTTACAACTTCGTCCGCGCCGTCGTCGGCATAAAGGATCGCTTCGGCTACTTCCACGGAAAGCTCCGCCGAAATTGCCTTCGCCATTCGCACGGGCGTTCCGTATTCCTCCGCGCCGGACGTTCCGATCGTAATGGGCGCGCGGTAAAGATCGCGCAATCCGATTGTTGCCATTTGTCATACCTCCATATACTTGATTTCAACGGGGACGTGATAATAGCCCGTGTCCTGCTCATACACTTCCGCGTTGATGGTTATTCCGTAGAACCCCGCCGCTTTCAGCGCTGTTTTTAAGCGCTGGAGAAGTGCGAAGTAATCCGTTTTTGAATAGATGTTAATTTGATACGTGTATTCCTGTGCGCCCTCTTCATCATCAGAAAAGAGCGTGTCGCGCCCCACGACAAGCTGGTAGGTGATAAAGCAAGCCGCCCGCCCGTTATATTTCAAACGGGCGACTGGAACGCCCAGCTTGTCAAGCAACGCTTTCAAAGTACCGTCAACGTTCATTTTGCTTTTCCTCCCAAACGCGGCGCATTTCTGCCGTCGCTTCGTCCGCCGCTTTTTCGTTCGCCGCCGTGAACCACGGTCGTGCGGGCATATTTGAACGCCCGTAATTCAGCACGAAGCCTTTTTCGGCATTGCGTACCCCGTGCCGATCTGTACCCGTCGGCGCAATATCGACGTATTTCCCGCCGTTGCGTTCTTTTACTGCGGATACCTTGATCGACGCGGTTAAATCGCCTGTTCCTCTGCCTGTGCTGTTTAACTTCTTCGTTTCCGCTTGAAACGCGTTCTTGATAACCTCGCCGCCAGCTTTCAGCATTTCCGGCACGGCTTCCATTGTCGCTTTGTCCCTCCGAAGCATTGCTTCTTGTACGTCGTCAAGCCCTGTAACGGTGAATTTAGCCATCTTCGCCGCTCCCTTCCGCTTCCGGAAGATTAACCAGCGTCAACTCTGTAAACTCTCCGTTCCCGTGCGTGTACGTGCGAAGGACGCGATACCGTTTCCCGCTCGAAACGGGATACTCCACGATCTGCTGTTCTTTATACTCGAATGAATGAACGTCGAATTTCAATTCCGTTGTATATCCTGCCTGTTGCGCCTTGTAGAACTCTGAAAAGCCCACTGATTTCTTGTCAGCGAAAACCGTTGTCGCGTTCTCCGGACGCTTTGCTGGGAAGCCGTGTTCATTCGTCGCGGGTGAAGGATCAGACAAGGCGATCAAGGTTATTTGTTCTCCCCATCTCATTCCGCCGCCACCTCGCTTTCTGTGTAATCCGCCGTCAGCGATAGCGCGCATTTCAAATAGTCGTATGCGTTGCGGTAGCGCTCCGCGTCGTCATTGAAGCCGAATTCTGCCTTTGCATAAAGCACAACCGCCCGATCAAGAAGGGGATCGCCCAGCGTGTTGCTGGACGATCCCGCTTCCGCCGGAATGTTGATACCGACAAGGCGAAGATCGGCAATCGCCGCGTTTATGAGATCGGAAACTTCGCCGTCAAGCGCTGTACCACTCAACCGCAACGCCAGCTTTACCTTGTCAAGCATTGTTCAACCCTCCGTTACGCGGAAGCCTTAACCAGCTTGACGATAGCTTCGCCGATAGCGGGCTGGCAATCGAAGATAGCGATACCGCTATACTTGTAACTGTTGGTGTTGATGTCGTATGCGTTCTTCACGCCGATATTTTCGGCAAGGTTTGCACAAACCTTCTTGAAGTCTCCCAAGAAGGCTTCGTGATCCTTGACGTAATCGGAAAGCAGAACGGGATAGCCGTACACGAAGTACGCGTTGCCCTGCACGGTGACAATGTGGTTCTTGCTGTTGTCCTGCAAAGGCATAAAGTCGGTGAACAAGGTTTTCTTGCTCATGGCGAACTTTGCGTTGCGGTCGTAGCCCGCATTCAGAAGCCCGATCAGCGCCTGCACGTTTGCGGCGGTAAGGGAAGCAGAAGCACCCACGGATACGCTGTTGGTAGCGCCCCAAGCGTTCGCCTTGTCAATGCCCTTCGGCTGATTTGTGCCCGTGCCGTTGATAAGCAGATCTTCGATCTTGCGGGCGATAGCTTCCGCAAGCATATTGACGATCCAGCTTTCAAATGCCGCAATGCTCATAGTCATAACGGTATCGGAAATCTGAACCAGCTTGATGATCTCATATCCGGTAAGTGTAACAGTAGTGAAGGTGTCGGCGGCGGCGGTAATAGCGGCGTTCTCGGCGTGAATATCCGCGTCGTTATTAGTGCCTTCAACGGCAAACTTCACAGCGCCCTTGACGTGCAGAAGGGTAACTTCGTTCAGCATGGGCGCAAGAGTTTTGATCTTGCTGATAATCTCGTTCGCGGTCTGTGTGGGGATAACCTCCGCGCCCGCTCCGGTCACGTTGCTATACGCGCGCTTTTCAGCGTCGGAAAGGGGAAGGCGGCGAAGCTGTTTCAGCCATGCGGAACGGTATTCGGGGGAAGCAACGGGATCGTCGGTTTCCTCGGTAGTGGGCTTCTGCTCAAAGGAACGGGAAACAATGCCCGCGCCCTTCGCGATATTGTCAAGAATTCCGTTGCGCTTCTCGGCGGCGGCAATCAGTCCGGCGCGCTCTTCGGTAAGCTCTTTGGTTTCCTTCTCCAGCGCGTTGATTTCCTCGGCGGTCATGCTCTCGCCACGGGCTTCAATGTCCTGCTTGATAGCCGCAAGACGGGCTTCGATCTCTTTAATTCTCATTGTGTTAAACCTCCATCATAAGTTTGATTTTTAGGATTTGTGCTTTCCGCGCTAACGTCTCCCGCTTCTCTGCTTCGATCACTCCGTCGAAGTAGGAACGCGCGGAAATATCGGTATCGGCGTTCGCCGGACAACTCACGGCGGAAACGTCGTAAACCTTCTTGATCTTCAAGATCGTTCTTGTGTGCGTGTCCTTGTTGTATGCGTCCTCGGATACCGTGAACGCCCACGACATTTTGCAAATCAAGCCCGCGTCAATGCTTGCGTATAGGCGCTTCGCTTCTTCCGTAAGGCTCAAATTTGCCGCAATAAACAAGCCGCTTTCCTGCGGCTCTAAAAGCAGGGAAGGCGGCTTGTTCTTTGCCATCTTGTTTCGGGCGAAAACCATACCCGAATGATCGAATTGCATAATTACGTCGGATAAGTCCGCACCGACAAGCGCGTTCCGGTCGATCACTTCGCAATACTTGATCCCGCCGTATTCGTACATAACATACGGTTTATCAAACGTTGTTGCGAAGCCCTCTACGTAAAAATCGGTGTCAAACCTCTTTTCCGCTGTCCCCTGTGGGATCATCAACGGCTGGAACATTTGTCGATACTCCCGTTCCTTCACTACCGGCATTTGGTGTAACCTCCTTTCCCAATTCTGAAACTTCCGCGTATTCCTTGCGGATATAATATTTCTCGCCGCCCTCAACGTGCGCCATGTTCCAAACGTCCATAACGCCGTTTCGGTTCAGCAAGCCGCGGTCAAATAACTGTGTGCTGATATTCAGTTTCGTTTGATTGCTTGCGTATTGTAAGCGGTTCGCGGTAAACGTGATCGCGTTCCCGAATGACAATTCCCGCGCCGTGTACGTCATATTCGACATAACAAGCGAAAGCTGGATCGCGAAAGGCTCGATCTTGCCTTCGTAATACGCGTTCCATTCGTCCTCCGTGTATTTGTTTTGCAGAATGCCCGCGTTCGTGCCGAAGTAGTTAAACACGTTTTCGTTGATCTGCGCCATCTGCGCGGCGTTGACCGTGAACGGCTTGCTTTCAATCGGCTTCACGTCAGCAAACTTCGCGTCGTAGATCACCATTCCCGACTGATTTTCCGCTGAAAGGTTATCCGCCGTGAAGCGCTTGCGCTCCTTCGTGATGTCCTCCGGCTTCAACATATTTGCAACCTTCGCCAAGAAGCGAATAGAAGCCGAATTTTTAACGCCGTTGATAATGCCTTGATTTTGCGTGTGGATCAACTGCATTGTAGGACGAAGCGCGGCGTTACTCTCGCCGAAGAAATCGTCGGTATACTGAAACTGTGTCATTACGCCGACGCGTTCAAACTCGATCGCGGCTTTCTGCCCGCTCCCGAACGTATAACGCAAAAACGGCGCGCCGTTGTACTCGACAACTTCGCACCGTTGAGGAAGCAGGGGATAATACCCGATCAGCCCGCCGAATTCATCTTCGATCGGAACAATGAAGCAAGTATTATTCACCGAAAGGATCGTCGCGATCCTGTAAATGAACTTCGATGTATCCATGAACGGATTAGGCTTGAACTGCAACGTCCGTTCAAGGTTCTTTTGCGCCGTGCCGCTGATCTCCGGTTTCAGCTTTGAAGCGAATGACGCGAACGAATGGATCGCCGCGCGCGTAAGCTCCATTTCGT